AAGGATCTAACACGGATGAGTATACTTGGTGGTATCATAAATTTAAGCATTTTGATTTTCAAGGATGGGCAATTGGAGGTCCGCAGAAATTAGTTGATTTCATGTTTGCGGTATCTTTGATGCTTAAAGAGCGTGAATTTGAAAATGAACGATTAGAATATGTTCACTTACTTGGTATTAGTAAAATATCTGATTTTTTCATTTTAGCAACATTGCAAAAATTGATGAATAAATTGACTAACAACAGAATCTATATCACAACAGATTCTAGTTCACCAGGTCAATATCCAGTATTTGGAACATATCTTCATTCTACAAATTATAAATCACAAACATTCTCGGAATTATATTTTCCAAAGAATGCAGAATATCGTCGACAAGCACATATTCGTCAAGGTAAAACGGGCGAGGTTGCAATTGATTTATCACAACATGTTCCTTGTTCATTAGGATGTCCTGCGTGTGAAGATTTCACTTATGATTTATTAGGTGGTAAAACAGATGCAGGTTTAGATCGTTATTCGCAAGAAGCTATGCCAAGAATGGTTGTACATAATACGCATTTATATGTACAGGCTGCAAATGAAATCAATCAATTGGTTGATAGTCATGTTGAATTATTAGAAACAATGATTCCGAAAGATTTATATGATGTAATTCTTTCTTTGCATGAAATGTTTGCAGACCCAGACAATGCACCACAAGTATACGAAAAATATATCAAAACATATAAAAAATTCGGTGGAAGTAGTATATCCACAACGGATGCAGAACAATTTAATAAATTCTTTACTTTTTAATTGGAATAAAAAATGGAAAAAAGCAAGTTACAATCGTTTATCAATCGTTATTATTTAGCAGGAAACTGCGAAGCGGTTACGTTGAAAGAACAAGATGGCGCAATTGGTTGTGAACTAATTGATATGGATCAAACCATCGTAGGAAAAATTAAATGGAATACCGCACCATTTATGAAAGGTATGTTAGGTATCAATCATACCGGAGCATTAATTAAGATGCTAGGAGCTGTAAATGAAAATATCACAATTGATGTTAAAGAAGCAGCAGGTAAGAATTATGCAATGAAAATTTCAGAAGGTTCAACTCAAGCAACTTTCATGTTGGCAGACACGACAGTTATTCCGGCGGTGCCTTCAATCAATGCAGAACCTGATTATGAAGTTACAATTCCGGTAAATGAAGAATTTATTAGTAAATTCATCAAAGCAAAAAATGCATTACCAGATGCAAAAAACTTTGCAGTACAAGTTCAAAATGGTATTATTAAATTTATTATCAATTACACAACAGTTAATTCTGATAATATTACATTTGAAGTAGGAACATCATCTGGAGAAGATATGGAACCTGTTTGCTTCTCAGCAGATAAGTTAAAAGAAGTACTTGTAGCAAATCGAGGAGATGTAGGTCAATTACATGTATCGCCTGACGGATTATCTCGTATTGATTTCGTTGGATCTGATTTTGAATCTAGCTATTGGTTAGTAATGCTTCAAAATTAAGATGATAGTAAAAATAGTAAATAATTCAGACAATGCACTCCCACAATATGAAACTAATGGGAGCGCCGGTCTAGATGTTAGAAGTGCAGAAAATGGACTTCTAAAACCGGGTGAGTTTAAATTAATAACGACTGGAATCTGTGTCGAAATTCCATATGGATATGAAATACAAGTACGTCCCCGCAGCGGATTAGCTAAGAATTATGGCGTTACTGTATTAAATAGCCCAGGTACAATCGATGCAGATTATCGAGGAGAAATTGGCGTCATTTTAATTAATCATGGCCAGTATGACTTCGAAGTTAAATCAGGTGATAGAATTGCACAATTAGTTTTATGTCCTATTGAAAGAATCAATTGGATGGCTGTCGGCTCGATAGGTGGAACTAAACGAGGCGATAAAGGATTTGGATCAACAGGTAAATAATATGATAGGAAACACAGAAAATACACTTTGGGTAGAATCATTTCGCCCAGACACATTAGAAGGATACATTGGCAATGAACACATTATTGAAAAAGTTAAAATTTTCATTGCAAACGGCGATGTACCGCATTTATTGTTTTACGGATCCGCTGGAACTGGTAAGACTACCTTGGCAAAGATTATTGCAAATAGTGTTGATGCTGATTTGATGTATATTAATGCATCAGATGAAAACTCAGTAGATGCAGTTCGTGATAAGATCAAGCGTTATGCATCAACAGTAGGTTTCCGTCGTTGGAAAATCATTATCTTGGATGAGGCAGATTATTTAACGCCAAATGCACAAGCAGCTCTCCGCAACTTGATGGAGACATATAGCAAAACAACACGATTTATTCTAACATGTAATTATGTTGAAAAGATCATTGATCCTATTCAATCACGTTGTCAGACATTTGCAATTACACCTCCAAATAAAACAGATGTAGCAAAGCGTTTGGTTACTGTATTAGAAGAAAAAAATGTTCAATATGATATCAAGGATATTGCAGCAATTATCAATGCATCATATCCAGATGTACGCCGAGCAATTAATGCAGCACAAGCATCAGTAGTTAACGGAGTATTGCAATTAGATAAAGCAAGTGCAATTCAAGCAAATTACATGACCGAAGTATTGGATATGCTTAAAAATGCAAAAGACAAAAAAGCAACCTTTACAAAGATTCGCCAATGCATTGCAGATAGCAAAGTTAAAGATTTTACTCCATTATACACATTCTTATATGATAATTTAGATGAATTTGCACATGGCCATATTGCACCATGCATTTTGATCATTGCAGAAGCACAATTCAAGGATGCTAGTGTGGTTGATAAAGAAATCAATATCATGGCAATGTTTGTTAACTTATTAGGCGAAATCTAATGGCAGAGGCGTATCATAAAGATTTAGTAACAATCATATTCAAAACATCAAATCGTAGCAATGCGAAGACTAAGATAAAAACGTTTCGCAATAAAAGTATTGATGACATTTTGAATGCTAAAAGAATAATAGGTATTCCAGATAATGCAATTATTGTAGAAATGGGAATGGGAACTAAGTTAGAAGAACAATATCGTAAAAAATACAATTTATAATGGCGGAAGAAAAAAAGAAGGCAGCTACAATGTTTGATTTCATTGATGGAGTAACTCATAAAAAGAAAGAATGGTCGAAATGGTCTGATATGGATCAAAAAGCATTTAGTCCTTTCATGATGAATCGATTTTTATCAATGCGAATGGAATTAACGGAGTTGATCAACGAATTTCAAACATATACAATTGGATTATTACGTCCACAAGAGACATACAAATTATATCACGAACTATTACCAAATAACAAGACATTTGCTAAATACATAAAAGGCAAATCAGAAGATAAGTACGAAAAAGGATTAGTTGAACAAGTTGCTGAGCATTATCAAGTTAGCAAATCAGAAGCTGCTGATTATGTTGACTTAATGGATAAAGTTCAATGTGAACGAATCTTATCAATGTATGGTTATAGTGACGGCGATAAGAAAAAACTATTGAAAGGAATTAAATGAGCAATGTAAACACACAATCACATTACAAAGGTAAGGATAGCCTTTATAAATTTGCAGAAGATTGGGGTTTGAATAGCTATGAGTTTGATATCATTAAACGCATTGTAAGATGCCGGCATAAAGGTTCCTTTGAACAAGATTTAACTAAGACAAAGGATCTAATCAATATATACTTAGCAGAACAATTGGATTCTAATAAATAATTTCTTATAATATAAAAAAAGTAAGAAATGGCAAATCACGTTTATACATACGTAGAGATTGAATTCGCAAATCCAGAAGATGCAACAAAGTTTTCAGAATGGATTGGAAATACGATTGATGAAAATATAACATTTGGCGAACGAATTGAAGCATGCTGCAACATCATGTTGGATAATTTATATCTAGATAAAGAAGATACTAGAGATTATTATATTGAAAATCTCGGCGCTAAATGGATTTATTTTGATGATGTTGATGAATATGATACTACCATAAATATTTCATGGACAACTGCATGGGACTTCCCGGAGAAGTTATTCAATA